CAGGACGGCACGATCAGCACGGTGCGGTCGATCTCGTTCGAAGGCGACGATGGGAACGAGGTGCTCATCCCTACGGTTAGTGACGACGGGCGCATCCTCTCGAACCGCGACGCGATCGCGCAGTACCGCCAGACCGGCAAGCATCTCGGCATCTTCAACACGCCCGACGCGGCGACGGCGTACGCGTTGAGGCTGCACCAGCAGCAGGCGACGCAGTACGGCGCAGGAGCATAAATGCCTGGCACGATGCTGCTGGACGACTGGCGTGCGTCGATCAACGACCAGTTGCACCAGGCCGCGGACGAGGCGATCACTCGTGCTCGAGCCGCACAGACGGCGACGATCGCGCCGATCCAGCAAGCTGCACAGCAACTGCCGCAGATTCAGACACCCGATCCTGGGCAGGTCGGCGCGGCGCTGCACAGCTATGTCGATCAGCTCGGGCAGCAGGCTGGTCCCGCGGTCATCCAGGTAGGCCAGAACGCTGCCGACGCGGCACAGCAGGTCGGTACGCAGGTACTTGGCGGTGCGCAGCAAGCGCAGGCGGGCATCTCCGACGCGCTGCACCAGCACGTGGACAACCTGGTCCAGCTCGGTGGCGGCACCGCCGTGCAGCAGCTCGGTCAACCGCCAGTGTTGGGCGGCACGGCGAACGCGAATCGCCCGGTCATCACATCGATTACGCCACTGCAAGCGGCGCAGGCTGATGTCCTGGGCGGTCCACCCGCGGCGGACACGAGTCTGTCGAACACACAGGTGCAGGCGCCGAGCTCGAACGGCCCATCGGGCAGCATCCCTGCGAACTACAACGTGCCGATCAACAAGGGGCCGACCATTTCCCGCGCGCAGGCCGAAGCGGTGGTCAAGGGCACGCCGCTCGAGGGCATCGGCGGAACGATCTGGGACATGGGCGTGAAGTACAACGTCGATCCCGCGTTTGCGCTGAGCGTCGCCAAGAATGAATCGGCGTACGGCGACCCGAACATCGCGCCGATGCAGAACCAGTCGAACAACATCTGGGACATCTCGGGTGGTGCGTACGGCGGGACGCCTGGTGGTCGATGGGGGCACTACGCCACCAAAGAGGCGGGCGCCGAAGCGTTCTACAAGCTGATCACGTCCGAGTATTACCCGAAGGCGCAGGACACGGTCGGCTCGGTGATGTGGGGACCGCAGGGTAGCCAGCAGCACGCGTACGCACCGCTGAGCGAGAACAGCTCGCAGTACCCGCAACGTCTGATCGACACGATGGGCAACTACCGTCAGTTGCCTGGCGGCAGTGCAGGACCGTCGAGCGCGCCATCGGCGCCGGTCACGACCGCGCAAGCTCGAGCCGCGGACCTGGGTTATCGCGACATCAGTCAGTTCGGCGACTCGCAGTTGACCAGCGACGAAGCGTACGCGGCGTGCGGTCCCGCGGCGGCGGTCAGGTTCGCCGAGAAGTTTGGACGGAACCCCACATTGCGCGAGGCGACGGACCTGGCGAAGACGGTGGGCTGGACCTCGGGTGGTGGCATGGCCGGCATCGCGAGCGAGCAGAAGCTAATGTCAAACCTGGGCGTTGATACGAAGGTCGTCGGCCGAGATTGGGCGGCGTACGCGCAGGAGGCGCAGACGGGTAACCCCGTCACGATCAGCACGCCCGGTCACTACTACTTCGCGGACGGCTACAACCCCGAGTCGGGTGCGTTTCACGTGGGACGTTCGGGTCTGGATCTCAAGGGCGGCAGCGAGTGGATGACGCCGGCCCAGATGGAAAACCTGATGGGCCAGGCGCAGGGGGCGCTCTTTGCCAACAACCCGACGGTGCCGAACCGCGGCAACACGACGAGCTCGAACGCGACGGTCAACGCGCCGACCACGCCAGCGGCGAAGCCACCGATCGTAATGGGCGGGATGCAGGACGCCAACGGTCAGCCGACGGCACATGGCTACTCGGGTCCGAACCTGATTCAGACGGCGCAGGACGCGGCTGGCGAGGCACTCGGTGGTGTTGGCAGCGCAGTGGGTGGTGCAGCGTCGGCGCTCGGTGGCGCGGCGCAGGGGGCCGTGCAAGGGGCACAGCAGGGCGCGGTCCAGGTGGCGCCCATCCTGGGCGGAGCGGCGAGTGCCGCGGGCTCAACGGTGCGGTCCGTCGCCGACGACCTGGGCCAGGCAGCACAGGGTGCGGTCAGCGGCGCGCAGCAGGGTGCCAGTCAGGTAATCAATGCTGCGGCGCCGGTGCTGGGCGGCGCGCAGCAGGCTCTGAGCGGGGCGGGTGACGCGGTTGGGCAGGCAGCGCAGGGAACCGCACAGAGTGCCGCTGAAGCAACCCAGGACGCTGCACCCGTGCTCGGTGGCACAGCGGCGTCCGCCAGCCAAATGCGGCAGCAGGTGCAGGACACCATCGACAGCCTCCCCTTGAAGGCGACGGTGGCGCAAGCCAGACAGGCGATTGGAGACACGCTGGATCAACTGGGGCCCAGAGCGCTCGAGGTTGTCGGCGACCTGCCGTTGCCGATGGGGGGCACCGTGTCAGACCTGCAGGCACCCCTGCGCGGTGCCCAAGCTGGCCTGCAGACCATCGAACAACAGCGCCAACAGCAGATAGCCGAGCCCAGTGACATGGCGGCGCAGTTCCAGCAGAATGTCGCTGCTGCGAGGAGGGGTGATTGGGCCGCCTTCGCCCAGGGGACCCTCGGCCTGGCGCAGACTGGTGTTGGCCAGACGGCCATGGGTGGTGGGCAAGGGGACCTATCGCAGTCCGTCTCGGCGGCATTGACCGCGGGTGGCATCGATCCGAACGCGGCGCGCGTGCTGGGCCAGGTGGCCAACGTCATCGGACCGATCGCGCTCGAGCGCGCCATTCCTAGCGTGGTCAGTGCGTCGGCGCGGGGTGCGACTGCCGCTGTCAATGCTGGGTTGGAGGCCATCGATCGATTAGCTCCACCCGAGGTAGCGCTGGCGACGACCAGGCAAGCGGGTGAAAGCGCAGACGACTACCTGGCGCGTCTGTCGAACGCAGCGCCGACCAGTTTCCGCGCGCCAGCCACGGTTGGGGGTGCGGCACCCCTGGATATAACTCCGTCCCGTCGTCTCGGTGCCCCAGTTGCAGGCACGAGCGCCGACCGGCTGGACTATCTGCTAGATCGAGGTCGCTACGCACCGGCCGAAGAGCCGCCGATTCCAAGATCGCCCTCGAGCGGGGGGCGTCCCCTGTCGACCACTGTTGCCGGTGAAGCACCCCTCAACGTCGCCAGTAGCGCCGCCCCCCTCGACATCAACCCGTCTGGCCGTCGCCTGACCGACGTGCCGTCTGGAACATCCGGCGATCAACTAGATGCTCTGCTCGAGCGTGGCCGGCATGCCCCGCCAGAAGAACGGCCGACGCCGACCATGCTGGAACGCGCGAATACGGTGCGTCTGGCGGGCTTGCTCTCGAGCACAACTACGCATCTAGTCAATGCCACCGGCAACTTGGTCAACGGTGCGACGGCCATACCACAGCAGGTGATCGCCAGTGGTTTCGATGCCGCGCGGGTTGGTCTTCGCGGCGGGAGCCGACAACGGTATCTCGGTGAAGTGTTGCCCATGGTCAAGAGTTGGGTGCCTGGCGTGATCAGCAGCGTGCCGGACGCGCTCGAGATCTTGCGGACCGGGGTCAGCCCGCAAACCGCGGGCAAGCTCGAGCACATCGGCGCTGGCTTCCGTTCTGATTTGCTGCCAGTCGTCGGACGCATGCTTGGCACGAAAGGCGGTGCCATTGCCGACTCGGCCATCGAGATGCCGCTGCGCATGCTACAGGCATCGGATGTGCTGTTCCGCGGTGGAGCAACCAGCGCCTTCACCAACAGTCTGGCGACGCGCAAGGCGTTGCAGGAAGGCTTCAAAGGGCCCGCACTCCAACAGCGTGTCGGCGCGATTATGGCCAACCTCGAGCGGCATCCCGAACTGGTCAAAGAAGCCAACGACCAGGCCGCGCGAGTCGTGTTCCAGGAGCAGCGCCAGGTTCCGTTCATCGGGCGACAGGCCGGCAAAGCACTCGAGGGCAGTGGTGCGCTACGGTTCGCCGAGTCGCAGGTCCTGCCGTTTACCAAGACGCCGGCCAATATCACGGCGCAGGGGATGGGGCTGTCGCCACTCGGCTGGGCAAGCGTGGTGCACGCCGCTCGAAGTGGTAACCCAGGGCTGGCGCTCGACCGCGCCGCACGGGCGTCGTTGGGTACTGCGGCATTCGGCGTGGCCACGTGGATGGGCGCGCACGGCATGCTCACGGGCGCTTACCCCGACGACCCGGATGTGCGTAGCACGCTGCCAAACGGGTGGCGTGAGTGGAGCGTGCGTCTGCCACAGTCAGACGGCGGCGCGGTCTACGTCCCCATGCAGAACTTTGGGGCATATGGCTGGCCAATGGCGATGGCCGCGATCGCGACCGAGGCATCCAGCCAGGGCAAGCCGATGGACCCTGACCAGGTCGGCAAGGCCGTGACGAGCATGGGTCGGTATGTGCTGGACAACACGTTTCTGCAGGGTCTGAGCGATGCCACGAACGCCTTGCACGATCCCGAACGGTACGGGCAAAAGCTCCTCGAGTCAGAAGCAAGTAGCTTCGTGCCCTACAGCGCGATGGGGCGCCAGCTGGAAAACATGTCGGGCATGGTCAATCGCAACCCGCGCGAGGGCATGCAGGGCATTCTCGATGCGATGGCCGCCACCAATCCGGTGACGGCCGGCACCGTGCCGGCGCGGACCAATGCGCTCGGGGATACGGTCTCGCCAACGGTGACCGGTGCTGCTGCCGGCGTGCTCCCGCTGCGTACTACGGTCGAACAGGACGACCCGACGCTCAAGGTGCTGCGGGACAATGGCGTAGGGGTGACCAACATAGCCAGTGCGGTCAATGTGCCGTCCGGCTCTGTGAAACTCACCGAAGCGGAGCAAGAGGACTTCAAGAAGGTCCGTGGCGATCTGATCAAGCGCTACGTCGCGAGCGAGACGCGTAGCCCAGACTTCGTCGCGGCGCGCTCGGTCACGGCGCGCAACAAGTACCTGAGCGATGCTGTCCAGCGCGCGAACCGCGATGCACGCGAGACGATGATCAATAAGTGGGCAGCAGACCGCGATACGTGGCGGTCGCGCATTGAAAAGAAGGCGGTACCTGAACCGTACTATCTGGGCGGAACGGAAGGCGCCTAGGGCAGATGCACGAAGTACGGCACCAGGAACGCCAGTCCCCAGATCGGCCAACCCAGAAAGAGAATGGCTCCGCCGACATACAGCACCCTCTTGCGGGTGGACATGACTGCCCACTGCGCATTACGCACGTTGCGAGTGTGGATCTGCTGACGGATACGCGGCATGGCGCGCGCCAACTCGGCGAGTCTGAGCTCCTCGGTTGGGGGCTTCATCATCAGCGTGGCGATGCCGCCGACGATGACGAGCAGGCCAACGATGAAGGCGACGAATTCGCCTTGCGAGATCGCGATCACGAGATCGCCCTAGACTGTGTACGCATCGCAGTTATCCCCTGTGGTGCCGTGACCCCGGCCGTAGCCCACGGCGCGGGGTTCTTTGCTGGGCGGGAGTATAGGGACTGATGGCCAATTACCACAGCATTGACGAGGTCCTGAGCGGGGTCGGTCGGGGTGATTGGCGCGTGGTGGGACGGGAGCCCCAGTACACCGAGACAACCACAAAGGATCCAGACACAGGCAATCCCGTCAAAACGCGAACGCAGACCTCGACGGTCTGGTCGATCCAGAGTGCCGACGGCACGCAGACCGACACGATGGAAGTCGGCGACGTCGCGGACCCGAGCGTCAAGGGTGGCACCGCTATCACTGTCTTGAAGGCGCCAACCAAGAACCTGACACCGGGTACGACGAAGGCCACTCCCGCGGCTGGACTCGAGCGCCTCGACAAAGATGGCAAGGCGATCCCCGCCGACGACAAGACGACACCCGCGGTGTATGTCCGCGACCCCGCGGCGCCGGCGAGCACGCCCCCGTTCAAGCTTGAGGGCGACACGACGACACTCGGCGACCCGACGACCTGGACGCCGATTCACCGCGACCCTGCCGACCCGAAGTCGCAGGTTGTCGGGCTGTTCGACCCCAAGTCGCAGAAGGTCGCGGCCAGCCTGTCGCCCGAGCCCAACTCTAAAGCGTCGGGCACGTTCACCAACGTCCAGGTCAACGGCAAGACCGTGGGCATGGTCGACGATGGCGACAAGTCGTTCCATCCGCTGTCGACGCAGAACGACGGCAAGCAGATCGTCACCACGTCTCAGGGCGTCTACTCGTACGACAAAGACGCCGACAAGCTCACGCTGCTGCAGACGATTGACCCGAACACGCCGCTGCAGGTGGTCACCTATCCCGACGGCTCGATCTACACCCTCGACCCGAAAGAGAAAGACCCGACCAAGCAGCTCACCAAACTGCAGGGCACGCAGCCGCCGGCGACGATCACCCAGGCGTCACCTGGCGGCAACGTCACGCTCGTCTACGACCCCGAGACGAAGTCGTACAAGCTGCCGCCGGGAACGACCGCGCCCGCGACGATCGACAACAGCACCACGCTCAAGACGATCATCTACCGCGACGACAAGGGCAACGTCATCTCGGAGCACGCCAACCCGAACTACGTCGCGCCGCAGACGACGCAGGGGACGCAGTCGACGACGGCGCCGCAGATCCAGCAGTGGAACGCGAAGACTGGTCAGTGGGAGTGGGTCGAGAACAAGGGCCGTGTCGTGGCGTCGGAAGCGCTCCACAACATGGCTCAGCAGTTGACGGGCCAGGTCGTCAAGGGGGACATCTCGCAGGACGAGGCGGTTGCGCTGATCAACGCCGCCAACGCGAAGATGACCAACGACATCGCGGCGGAGAAGACGCGGGCGGATGCGGCGTCGACGGTCCTGAGCAATACCGCGACCAACGCGCAGACGGGCGCCGGGATGCTCAACCAGCGCGTGCAGTCGGCGACTGGCGCGCTCAACAGCATCATCAGCTCGGCGGCCGGCAGCAAGATGACGAACCTGCCCGCGGGTATCGGGCAGGGGCTGGTCCAAGGGCTGACCGATTGGACATCCCAGCTTGGAGGTGGCGACGCGACGTACGACGCCGCGGCGCGCATGGTCCAAGCTGCCGACCCGAAGATCTCTGGCGATCCGACGATCGCACAGCAGGCACAGCAAGCGCTGGCTGGCATGTTCCAGCAGTGGCAGCAGCAGACCGGCCAGCAGCATCCGCTAGTCGCGGCGACGCAGGCCGCGACGCAATCGCAGGGTGTGAATGGCATGGTCGCGCCGGTGACGGCGCCGGGGGCGGGCGTGCAGCAAACAAACGTGCAGCCCAACCCTGCCGCAGTAGCAGCGAACCAGGCCAGTCCAGGTGGCAGCGCGTTCAACCCGCAGGCTAGTAGTGCAGCATTGAGAGCTCGAGGTCTGCTGGACACGCCGCAGGGCAGGGCGATCGCCGCGGGGCAGACGCCTGTCGCGGCGCAGGGCGCGCCGACGACGCCTGGTCTGTATAACCCTGCCTGGCTGCAGGGCATGATCAGCGCGGTGGGCGCGCCATCGGTCGGGGCTAACGCCGCGAATGGCTTCGTCGCGCCGCCGCTACCGCTGATTCCGGTCTGATGGCAGTTCCTTTCAATCCCCAGGGCAGTACCGCGGCACTTAACGCAGCGGGTTACCAGGACACGCCCGCGGGCCGGGCGGCGTACGCCGGCACGACATACCCAGGTTCAGGAGGTGCTCCCGTGGCCGCCGATACGTCGCAACTCGGAAACTCGATCCAGGGCCTGCTGCAGGCGATGGCGTCCGGCAATGCCTCGGCCGCGCAGGAAGCGATCCGGCAGTTCAACCTGACGTACACCAACTCGGTCGCCGAGCAGTACGGCCAGAATTTCGGCGTCGGCCAGCCCGCGCCGGCGAACATTCCCAATCTCGCCGCGCAGACTCTTCAGGGCGGTATCGGTTACATCCCTGGTCAGTCGGGCTTCAATGCCGATCAGTCGCTCGCGGCGCAGAACCAGTACAACTCGATTGCCGCGGCAAACGCTGGCTTGACGGGCGTCTTTGCCGCACCAGGGCAATCGCAGTACTCGCCTGGAACGTGGGTGAGAACCGAAGACCCGAACATGGCTGGCAACACCCAGTACGCCATTGTCACGCCGAGCGGTCAGATCCAGCGCATGGGCCTGCAGGAGGCCACCGCCCGCGGCTTTACCAACAACGCGACGAACATCCCGTATGCGCAGTTCATGCAGTTGTCGCAGGCGCCGCCGACCGGCATGCCGCAGCAGACGCTGGCGGGCCTGACGGGCTACAGCAACCTGAACACCGCGGCGCAGAACGCGGCCATCGCGCAGTCGGGCGTGACGGGCATGTATCAGGCGCCGGCGCCGGTGGCGCAGCCAGGTGTCGCCAATGACGGCTCGACGTTCTTCCAGCAGGACCAGGCGACGCAGCAGGCGTATATGACGCGCTTCGGCGGCGACCCGAACCAGGCGCTGAACGCGTGGACGAACGCGACGAACGCGGCGATCAACCAGTCCCGCGCATCACAGGGCTTACCGCCGCTGACGGCATATGGCTACGGAGGGAATCCTGGACAGCAGGAGACGCTCGCCGCGCAGAACCAGTATTTCACCCAGGCGAACGACCTGGCGACGCAGTACGGCCAGTACTACCAGCCGGGCATGCCTGGTCAGGCTGGCGTCGCTGGCGTTAATGCGCCGCAGGTTGGGCAGTCAACCCTCGGCGCGCAGAACCAGACCTATACGCAGCAGATGGGGCTGATCAAACAGGCTGCCGACCTGCAAGCCAACCCATTCCGGCAGCAGCAGGCGATCGGTCAAATGGGCAACCTGCTGGCGGGCGGCGGTGTGGCGGGCTTCTCGGCGCCGAACACGGTCGCGGGCGTGGGCACGGCGGGCGGTAACACGCAGGGCGGGATGGGTTACCTGTCGCAGATGATCGACGACATCCGCAATCCCGCGGCGAACCAGGCCAGCATGAGCAGCGTGCTGGACGCCATCCCGACTCCCACAAAGTTAAATAGCGTGGAGTTTCAGCGGGCCGCGCCGTCAACGCAATCGATGGTGCTGCAGGGTATGCAAGAGAAGTACGGACTTGACCCTCAGGATTCACTTGCCCAGATCAAGGCGACGCTTCCGGGCTTCGCGGCTCCGACCAGCATGGGAACAGTCAAGCGATGAGCCCGCTCAAGAAGGGATCATCACAGAAGACGATCAGTTCCAACATCCGACGTGAGATGAAGGCCGGCCGTCCACAGAAGCAGGCGATTGCCATGGCGCTTCGTACAGCGCAACGGCCTGTAAATAAGAAGTAGCCATGAAACGCAACTTGCGCTGCCTAGCCTCTCAAGATGGAGAGATCAACGCTCGGCGCACCGCTGCAGGAGGTCTGTACGCGTGGGCATGACATGGCAGAAACTCGGAAGCGGTACAAGAACGGCGAGTCGTACTGTGGCGCGTGCAAAACCTACAGAAGCAACCAGGCCAAAGTGGCCTACCCGGAACGGACTCGCCGGTATCGCAGGACCAGTTACTACAGGAAGCACTATGGCGTTGATCTGGCCTTTCTCGATGGCAGACCCTGCGACATCTGTGGCAAGGAGTGGGAAGGCACCGGGAGGCGCTTCCATGTCGATCACGATCATCAGGCCAGCGTCGTACGAGGCGTCCTTTGTCACCACTGCAACACTGCCTTGGGACTCTTGCGCGAAAACCCCGTGTTGCTTCAGCGAGCCATTGAGTATCTCAACAGGTAAGGCGATGCGGTCTGCGGGGAAGTCCAACAAATGACCGAGACCGAACGCGGCATTCACCCTGACCTGCTGGACGAGACGCTCGCGGAGCGCGAGCAGGCGGAGCCTCAAGAGGCGCCAGCCCCGCGACGTTCTCGCGGTCGTCGCGAATCCGCGCCAACTCCTGAACCCACTTCGGCGGCGACAAGCCAGGCCGAGACTCCAGTCCTCGCAGGCGAGGAGTCAGAGCCAGCAGCGCCGCCGGAGTGGTTGGCGCAGCTCGACGACATCAAAGATCCCGTCGAGAAGTTCAAGCTGCTCGCCAAGAACCTGCCGAAGGAGCAACTCGAGAAAGACGAGACGCTCAGCGGCTTCATCGGTAGCAGAGCAGATCTACGAGCTCGTCAGATTCTGCAGCAGCAGGAAGCGCAGCGCGCCGAGCAGGCCAAGCTCGAAGCGGCGCAGAACAATGACCTGTACACGCTCGGTGAGCTGACGCAGCGTGAGTATCAGGACCGCATCGCCCAGCAGCAAGCTATTCAGCAGGCTGGTCCTTTTATGGACGGTGTCGTATTGTTCCAACAATCGTTACCCGAAGCCATCCAGCGGGAGGTAGCGGGCAAGGTTTTCGGAGAAGGAAAAGGACAAGCCCAAGGGGTCGCCGAGTATCTCCAGTACATCGCCGAGGCGCGCACCAGGCTCGAGGTCGACAAAGAGATCTCCCGCCGCGAGTCTGCACTACGCAAGTCGGTGTTGTCGGAAGTCAATGGCGACGAGCCAGTCCCCGAGCGCGAAGGTGGAACCCCCGGTCGCGTCCGCGAAGTGACTGACGAACAGATTGAGGCGATGTCCATGCGCGAATACGAAGCCCTGTTCGATGAGAACGGGCGACCAAAACCGGGGGTGCGCCATAGATCTACACGTGGCATCCCCCTTACTCAGAGATAGCGATAAGTACCACTGAAGGGGGTAGTACCCATGGCCACGGGCGCGACGGAGTTCGTTGATAAAACTATTGCCGATGGGGTTTTCTCCCCTGACGTGTGGAGCAAGCAGGTCCTCAGGGCGACTGAGTCGAACCTGGTCATCGCGACCAGCGTCAACCGCGCGTACGAGGCCGACGCGACGGTTGGTAAAAGCGTCAAGGTCGCCAGCATCGGCAACCTCGCTGCTCGCGCGAAGGCGGAGAACACCGCCATCACGTACGAGACCGTCGCCGAGACCGCGACGACGATCGTGCTCAACATCTGGTCCTACGCCGCGCTGGGCATAGAGGACATCGTCAAGGTCCAGAGCAATGTGGACTTGCAGAGTGAGTACCAGCGCAAGCTCGGTTACGCCGTGTCGAAAGACATCGATACCAAGCTCGCCTCAGACTTCGCGGGTTTCTCGCAGGTCGTAGGTACGCTTGGCACCGCGGCGACGGACGCGAACGTGCTGGCGGCAATCAAGCTGCTGGACGACCAGGACGTGCCCGAAGACGACCGTTTCTTCGTCATGTCGCCCGCCGAGAAGGTCTCGAAGCTGGCGCTGGATCGCTGGAGCAATGCGTTATATGTCGGTACCAGCAACCTGCCGGTCAAAAACGGAACGTTAGGCGAAATGTACGGTTTGACCTTGAAAACTACGACTAATTTGGTCAAACCAGCGGCCGGGCAAGCCAACAACGCCATCTTCCATCGCGACGCGCTGGCGCTGGTCGTCCAGAGGACGCCGCGGACGCACGTGTTTTATGACATCGACGTGTTCGCCTGGAAGCTCGCGGTCGAGGTCATCTACGGCCACCAGGAGATGCGCGATACGTGGGGCGTGCTTTTGAATGGGGCTTCTTAGGTCCAGGCATGACTACCACGGAAGCGTCGCCGAGCGTCACCGGTAACGAGTTTCTCGACAAGCTGCTCGATCAGACGGCGCCCGCTGCGACACAGCCGCGCCGCGGCCAGAACTACAACTATCCGCAACGCCAGTACCTGAAACCTGACGGCGCGGTGGTGTGGTTGCAAGGCGACCCGCAGAACCGCGCCTACTACCAGGACAAGGGCTACCACCTGTTGTCCGAGACGCCTGGTCGTGACGGCGTCAGTGAAGCCGAACGCTATCGTACGGTCGAGTATCCGAAGCTGCTCAAGATGCAGCGTGAGAAGGCGGCGCTGATCAACGCCATTCGCCGCTCGAGTGAGCAGCACCGCGACCTGACGCTCGAGACGACGTTCGACGACTACTCGGTCGAAGAGATTCGCGACTACCTGGTGCAGATCAAAGAGCGCACCGGTCTCGACATCAACGTCGTTCTGCCGCGGCGGGCGAAAGCGCGGGAAGACGCGCGAGACGCGGCGTTGTTGCGTGGCGTGGAGACCGCCGAGACGGAATCGATCGAGTCGCTGCAGGCCAAGATTGGCAGTGGTCAACCTTTCCAGGGAGCTGGCTACGACCCGATGGAGCAGTCGCGACGGCGTGTGACACGTAGCGGTTCGCCGACAGGGAGTGCGGCATGAGCGGAGCCGAGCAGTCCGACGCGCAGAAAGCGCGCGCTGACGAGCGAGAGCGGGAAGAGAAGTGGCACGCGCACGATAAAGAGCGCGACCAGGACGCTAACGATCGCGCATTCGCGAGAGCGGTCGCCGAGATTCCCAATCCTGGTCCGATCGAGCCGCTGACCGAGCTGCAGGCGTTCCACGCCGAGCAGACCGATCCGCCGCCAGGACCGTATCCCGATCCGCCACAGGGGCCGTATCCCGATCCCGTCATCAAAGAGCGCCCTTCGGAGGAAGCCGTATATGGCAGAACACGAAAGCCGTCAGAGCGAACAAGAACGTCTGCGACAGCAGGAACACGAGCATCAGCAGCTCGAGCGGGAACACCAGCACGAGGCGAGCACAGCGAGCGGGGCGAGGAAACCGGACGAGAATCTGTCGCCGGGGAGCGGGGACATCCTGGTGGACCCACGTCCGACCGCCCCGCCGATCAAGCAGGGCGACACTGAGTACAAGTTTCCGCCTGCCGCGGCGTCTCCGAAGGAAGTTCTCGCGCTCGAGCCGAACCTGTACGTCGATGCGACGGACGGTCCTGACCCGCAGATCGACCCGAACCGCTACGTCACCTGGACCAACCCGAACGGCGGGGGCGAGTTCATCGCGCCGATCGCCAACGACGAGACGTACGAACGCAAGGGCTTCACTCGCGGCGCTGAGCAGGATATTCCTGATCTGGTGGCATATCAGGCCGAGCGCGGCAAGACCGACAAGCAACGCGAGATCGACAAGCGCAAGCAGGACGCGCTCGAGCAGCGGGATAAAGAGCGTCGCGAGTTGATCGACCAGCAGACGAAGACGCGGCAGGACAAGGTCAGTGCCGGTCGATAGCGGCACGATCGCCGCGCAGATCGGCGCCGCGGGTGGTCTGTGGACGCACACTCCGATCGATTGGGCGGGCAACGAACCACCCGGTCCGACGGCGAAGCCGGCCGGCTGGCCCAACAACGCAGCGCAGGGCTACTTCGGACCTGGCGAGGGCACGCGGCCTGGTGGTGCGGTGACGCAGTCGGGTCCCGCGGGTGCGCCGAAAATGCTGAGCATCAATCCCGTCAACCTGACGACAACCAGCTTTGGCGTGTCTGTCGTGTTCGATGCGACGGTCACGTCGAGTCGCGTGAACTACGGGACGACACAAGCGGTGGCGAGTACTGCGGCCGGTACCACGGCGGCGGCGCAAACGATTGCCGTCCCCGGTCTGACGACGCAAACCCAGTACTGGTTCAGCGTCCAGGCGACCAACGCCAGCGGTACGTCGGTCAGCAATCTGTTCACCGTGACCACGTTCTAGGAGGCAGTCATGCGCGAAACACCTGATCCGCCAGCGGAACCTGAAGACGAGGGTGACGAGCTGCCCGATCCTGCTCCTGAGCCGGAACCTGAGCCGGAACCCGAACCCGCGCCGGAGCCAGCCAGTGCCTGACGACAACGGGGCATCTGGCGTCATCGACGGGCGGAAGTTTCTGAGCATGCCGCGGCAGGAGGCGATGCGCGAGGCCGGCATCAAGAGTGAGGCCGATTACGCACGGGCGTACCGCGACATCGAGCAGGTCGTGACGCGTCGCGACAACCGTGAAGCGCAGCACGGTCGCACGATCTCGGTCGTGGTCAAAAAGTCGGGGACGAAGGTGACTGATGCCTAAAAGCAAGCCGAAGCCGCAGACGGTCGTGGGCAAGAAGAGTGGTCCGAGCGGCACCGTGAAGTTCGGGTTTCAGGCGCCGCCGAAGGCGCCGAAGAAGTAAGCGTGACGAGCGCGGCTGTCGTTTCCAGGAGCTCGCAGACGGATGGGGCGTGGGTCCATACCGGACGCCTGACGGTCAGCCGCAGACTCGCTACGGGCGTGCTGGTCAGCGTCACGCTGCCTGATGACTTCACGACGCTGACGGTGGCCGACGGGTCGATTACCTCGGCCAAGATTGCAGACGGCACCATCCAGACGGTCGACATTGCCAACGGTGCGGTCACCGCGGCCAAACTCGGCTCGGACGTGCATCCGACCGCGGCCGAGTTCAACGCGCTGGTCGCGCGCGTGACCGCGCTCGAGGCGAAGGTCATCCCCAATTCCATCGAGGACCTGACCTATGCCGGATGAACCGGCGTCCGAGATCGCAGCGACCGCCACGCTCGAGGCCAGGATCATCCGCGCGTGCCGCGTCCACAAGCAGTGTCCGCTCGACTGCAGGGAGCGGCAGGTCGAAGAGCTTGGCGTCGTTGCCCGTATTGACAAGGAGAGCGAATGAGCAGTCTGGTTCCGAACGCCGGGAAGGCGATCATGAGCGGTCGAATGATCGGCGCGACACCGTCGCAGGCCGAGCCGCACTTTGTAGGCTGGGGCACTGGCGCCGGCGCCGGCTCCGCGTCGAGCACCGACCTGTCGACGCCGGCGTCCGAAGCGCGCGTCAGCGGCACCAGCACCCAGGTCACGACCAGCGTCACCAACGACACGCATCAGGTGGTCGGCACCATCACCGCTGCGGGCGCCAAGACGATTACCAACGTGGGGGTGTTCGACGCCGCGGGCACGGGCTCGCCGCCATCGGGCGGCAACCTGTACGCGATCTTCGACGGGCTGAGCCAGGCGCTGCTCTCGGGCGACTCCATCCAATTTACGGCCAAGATCCAGCTAACTTAGGGGCCACCTGAGCCGTGGCGACCTTCGTCAAGTGCACGCGGCTCCAGGGAGTCATCAACAGCAATGCCGCGTCCGGCAGCGTGTCCGCTACGGCGGGCAACACCCTCATCGCGCTGTCGGGCGTGTACTACGGCGGCGCTTCGGCAACACCGACGATGACGATGACCGGTGGCGGCACGTGGGTCACCGACGCGCGCAACCACCAGCACTTCACCAGCTCTAACGACAATTTTTCTATGGGCTTTGCCAGTGTGCTGAGCGCCACTGGCGGTACGGCGACCATGACCGTGACCTGGAGCAATTCGGCCACCAACTCCGTCGCCGAGGCGTACATCTACGAGTTTTCGGGCATGCCGACCAGCAGCATCCTGGACACGGGTAGCACGCCCGTCGGGCAGCAGGGCTCGGCCAGCCCGGTGACTACGTCGTCGCTCACGAACGCCAACGCCGCGGACGTGATGCTCGCCATCGGCGTGACCTACAGCTCGGGCAACGAGGTGCACGGCGCGCCCACCAATAGTTGGACGATGCCGACCAATGGCGACGAGACGAGCGGCAGTGCTCTCACGAGCGTGACGGCCTACAAGATCGTCGCCGCCAGCGCCGCGCAGTCGACGTCCTGGACCGACAGCCCGAGCGTGCCGTGGACGGCGTTTATCGCGGCGTACAAAGCAGTCGCCTCGACAACCTATTCGCTGACGCGCAGCGTGACTCAGGGACAGAGTGTCTCGGTCGTCGCCGGTCAGGTCATCAAGCGCACGGTCACCGCGACGCAGGCCACCAGCGCGACGGTCGCGGTGCACAAGAGCGTCAAGTACACACAGACGGTCAGCCTCACACAGGGCACGAGCCTGCAGCTCGGCACGAGCTCTGTCGTCCTGCCTACCAATTACTACACCACGACGTTTCCGCTCGCAGAAAACCCGATCAACGAGGGCGGCATCTGGACGCTCGGCGGCCGCGACGGGTTGGACTGGACGAGCCCGCGCACGGTCACCAACAAGGCGTTCGGTGTGCAGTCGGGCACGGACAGCCCGCCCTACACCGACGGTATCGCGGTACTGAAAGGCACCTGGGGCAACGACCAGGAAGTCAGCGCCACGGTGTTCAGCACCGTGGGCAACGGTGGTTACTACACCGAGGTCGAGCTGCTACTGCGCTTCACGGTCACGCCGCACTCCACAACGGGCTACGAGATCACGCTCAATACCAACCCGGTTAACAGCTACATCGAGGTCAACAAGTGGAACGGCGGCGCGTACGGCAGCAGCACGAGCTACGTGCAGTTGACGCCGACCGCGACGGGCACGGTCGTCAACGGAGACGTGGTCAAGGCGACCATCAACGGCACCACCATCCGTGTCTATCGCAACGGCACGCTGGTACTGACGGTCACCGACGCGAGCTACGCCTCGGGCAAGCCCGGTATGGGCTTCTTCAACTCGGATAACGGCAACCACGCCGATCCGACCACGTTTGGGTTCACCAACTTCACGGCGCACACTGTTGGCGCGCCGATCCCCATCACCCGAAGCGTCACGCAGGGGCAGGCCGTCAGCCTCACCCGGAAGCCCTCCCTCACACGTGCGCTGACGCAAGCCCAAAGCGTCGTCGCCACCAGGCAAGGCCGTCTGAGCCGCCTCCTGAGTCAATCTCAGGCGTTGTCGCTGAGCCGCGGCAGCAGTGCCAGTACGCAGACCGTCACGGCCATCGTCCAGACGGCGGTCAGTATCCAGGTCCGTCAGGTCAAGGTCCAGACGCTGACGGTGCTGCAGGCCGTCAGTGCCACGCTGGTCAAGCAAGTCCGCACTGTGCGGACCTTGAGCCAGGTGACGGGTCTACTGCGCAGTCAGCGGATCGCGGCACAGCGTGCGCTGGGTGTGGGCGAGTCGGTGAGCCTTCAATCGGGCTCGACGACCGTGTACTCGGTGGTCGGGTTCGCCGCGGTGGGCACGCGCGCGAGCGGGACCGTCACCGGGGTGCCGCTGCCGCCCGAGCCTGGACCGGAGCCCGAGCCCATACCTGAGACGCCGACCTTCGAACCGTTCGACGACGGACTCGCGCCGGCGTTGGGGCGCGCGTCCGTTCCGAGTGCACCCGTCTTGTTACCTTACCGTCGCACAGGGAGTCGTTGAGCATGCCGAGTCTCGCCGAGTATCGAAGAGCGGTCGCGGTCGAGAGCGGGCCGTACATTGGGCCCGAGAGCTATGACGTGCGCGCGACATCGGGCAGCGACACGACGAAACTGGTCTGCTCAAACTATCCGATCAAGTCGGGTATCGCGCAGAATGACCTGCTCACCGAGCGTCCGCTGTACCGTCCCGACGCGGTGCAGATCCACGACCGTTACCGCTACGTGCTGAGCTACGACCCGTCGACGGGCACCATCACGCCCGATCTGGAGTGGGTCATGCCGCCGATCGCGCCGGCGGGCGGCTCAACGTATGCCTATCTGGAGGCGTTCACGTACGCCGGGCTCGAGCTGATGTTGTACGAGGATCTTGAGGAGTTGGGCACGACAGGGCTGGGCGAACGGTTCGAGATCCTGGGCCCGTTCGACGTGCCGACGCTGCACCAGCTCGTCAACGATGGACTGAAACAGTGCTGGATGGTGGTTGAGGTGGCGTGCGTCCCGACGCCTGGCGCCGTCAGGCACAACCTGAGCGTGGTCGCACCATGGATTCAGGATGCCAACCATGTCCGCCAGGCTGGCGTGTTGCGCGCTGACACTGACCGCAATCAGGACGATCCCTTCGACAACCTGGTGTACGGCGCGGTCGAGCGCGACGGCGGCGACTTTTACTTCAACACCGGCGTGCGTTCGTTCAACGATGGCGACATCATCTACCTGCGCTGCTACAAACGCGCGTACGACCATTGCCGCACTGCTGGCGGCACGTACGGCGACCAGGTGGGGCTGAGCCTGGAGACGGACGAGGCACCCATCGAACGCGACTGGCTGGCGAGCTCCGCGCTGACCGTGGGCTGGCGTCGGTTCGGCCATCTGCTCGAGCCGGCGGCGAATCAGCGTCTGATTCGTGACCAGGCGGCCGCGTCGGCGTGGTTCGCTGACCGCTCGAGGCAGCACTTCACGGCGGTTGCGCCGACGCTGACATTGAGAATGGCACGGACCTTTGGGCCGGCGGTGCGCTCGTGAGCATCTACTCCGCCAAACGCTCGCCATTCCCCTACACCTTCAAGATCGGTGATGTCGGGTTGTTGCTTGCCCCGCCGGCGCCGAACAAGCCCCTCGTCACGTCGACGAAAACGCAGGACATCGATCAGGTCCAGCCGCCCGATTTCTCCTACGCAGGCATGAGTCCGATTAGCGACCGCGATGAGCCGTACGAGTCGCTGGTGCTCGGCATGGGCATGCGCACTCAGGAAAAATGGCAGGACTGGAAGTACGCCGCCGCGCAGGCGGTCGACCTGAGCGTCTGGCCGTGGTGCAAGGGACCCGAGATCACGTTGCTGACGCCAACTTCGCACGATACGACCACGGGCGTCAGGACGTTCTTCGAGCTCGGCACGACGCTGTACTGCGCGCAGGGACGTTTTATTCTCAGGCGTGACAGCGACGCGACCTGGACGCAGGTGGTGGACTTCGGCGCGGGCGTCGCCGTCTTGAACGTCGAGGTGTTCACGTCCAATTTCGACGGCGTACAGCGCGCCTTCGTGGCGCTGTCTGCAGGGCCCGCGCAGTACTCGTCAAACGGCACCATCTGGACGGCAATGGCGACCTTCGGGGCGCTGGCGTTCGCCGCGATCGGCCGCGAGTTCTGGTGGGCGGACGACACGAATCGCCTGAGAAAGTGCGACACCAATGCCGACCCCACCAACGAAGCCAACTACACCAGCCTGATTTTCAGGGCAGGTGACAAGCAGGCGGTCATCACCGCACTGATGGTCACCGCCGGCGGCACGCTCATCATCTCCAAACTCGACGGTATGTACACGCTGGACGCCAATGGCGACGACCATCAACTCTTTCCATTCCTGCAGTTCGCGCCCGATGCCAACAACGGCAAGGTGTGGGGCCAGTTCGAAAATGACCTGTACACCGCCTACGGCACCAACCTGGCGAAGATCGACCCGAACCTGACTATCGGCGAGGTCGGTCCCGAGAAGCTGGTCAACAACGACTCGCCCGTCAGGGGCAAAATCACCGCGTTCACGGGCGTGGGCACGATGTTCGCCTACGCCGCGATCTTCAATCCCGACACGCTGACGGGCTACCTGGCGAAGTTCGGCGGGTGGGTGTCGCAGCAGGCGCTGATCTCGTCTCCCGCGGTGCCCAACGCGCAGATGTTCGATGCGGTGCACGTCGACGCGTGGCATGGCTCGCTGTCCGATCCATTCCCCTCTCGCGCGATTCAGTCGCTGTTCGTCTCGAAGGTCGGCGCACCGACGGGGCATACCAGGACGTATCTCGGGTTCAGCGACGGCACGATCGGCTACATGGTCAACCCGTGCGTCCCCAATCCCGCGGCGTGCGCGCAATACCGTTTCCACACGGGCGATAGTTGGGTCGACCTGCCGCTGTGGCACGGCGGGTATCACGCGTCGGTGAAGTCGTTGAGGCACCTGTCGGTCACCGGGCAGCAGTTGAACGCGACGAACTACGTGACAATCGACTACAAGCTCGATCCTGCGGCGGCGGTCTGGACATCCTTTCCCAACGTGTTCGACTCGCTTACGTACGAGATGGCGCCCATGCCGATTACCGCCAGCGCGGTACTGGCGCAATTCAGGGTGCACCTGCACAACACGACCAATGTCTCCTCGCCGCTGGTCTCGGCGGTCTCCATCGGGCATGCGCTGCGACCGAAGCGATTTATGCAGGTCGAGCTCACCATCCTGTGCTCGGATGGGCTGGTCCGCCGTGACGGGGTGCCAATGCGTATCGGGCGGCGCCAGATCCAGAAGGTGGTAACCGACGCGGTCGATACGCCTGGCGCGGTGGTGTGCACACTTCCTGACGAGAGCGTGCACGAGCTCTCGTTCACAGACCTCAGCTACGGGCAGAGTTTCGACGAGGTCGGGCGCCAGTGGAGGGGAACGATGACCATTAAGGCCACGCAATGGGACACGGCGTTGACGGAGATTTAGACGACGTGTTTCCAGTTCTTGCGTTGCGCAATCTTGCCGATCAGGGACAGAGCTACGCCGTAGTGCTCTCCCAGCGACTTCAGCGTCTCTCCATTCGCGCGGCGCTGCCGAATCTCGCGCACTTGGGCTTCCGTGAGTTTCGCTCCGCCATGCTGCTCGCCCTTGATTGCGGGACGATTAGCAAAAACGCGGTGCCATTCATCCCCCGAATAGTGCGGCGGTGGACCGAATCGATGACGGCCCTTGGTCATCATGTCGAGGTTGTTGTCTTGATACGAACCGAGAAAGAGGTGGTCAGGACGAACGCAGGGTGGAGTGTCGCACGTGTGGCAGAGGATCTTGCCGTCGGGGATGGGCCCGATGAGCAATTCGTACGCGTATCGGTGGGCGACAGTAGTCCGCGCGCGAAGAATTTCGACGATCCAGCCTTTGGACGTTTCTTCGAGCGTGCGGTATTGCCGCGAGACGTACAGCGTGCCGTAGCCAGCGCGGTTCCATGCGCGCTGACCTTGCCAGAGCCAACAACCGGACGGGATGTCGCACAGGACCTTCGACCAGAATCGAAGTACGGTCGGGTCACCGTGCGGGTTCAGGTGGCGCCCGAGACGGGTATCTTGAGAAGGCATCGAGGGGTTCACTCCCTTGGTGTCAGGCCGGCGGCAGGTGACACTGCGCGCCGGCCACTTGGTGTCCTGAATTCTACCAAAGCAGTGCAGTGGGACATAGTCCTGACGGAGGTCTGATCGAATATGGCTCGAACGAACGCGACGAACTTCTCAGGTGGACTGCAGTTCCCGTACGCGACCACCGGCAGTGACCTGTTCAAAAAGGAAGACGTCCAGGTGCTGGCGCAGGCGGTCGACCAGCACGATCACACGTCGGGCAAGGGCCTGGTCCTGCCCGCATCCGCGATTCCGAACGGGTTCATCACCTCGGCCATGATCGCCGACGGCACGATCACCTCGACGGATATCGCCGACGGCACGATCGCGACGGCGGATATCGCCAGCAACGCCGTGAGCGTCACGTACCTGGCACCTGGTGTCACGGTTGGCCCGTCGACAACGTCGACGGCGCCGGTCGACATGCCGGACATGCTCTACACCTTTCCGACGACGGCAGTCAGCAGTCTGACACTTGAGTTCACGACGTCGGTCATCGTGACAGGTGCGACGTACGCGATCTTCAATTTGATGCTGGACGGCACGGTGTTGATCACGGGGTTCGTTCAGCAGTCGGGTGTCAATGTCACGATCGCTCTGGCGTATGCGGTCTACAACGTGACGGCGACAACGCATACGGCCAAAGTACAGTGGTACCTGGGTTCTGCAGGTACGGTGACCGCGAGTGGAATCAATCGATCACTCGTGTTGCGGGCCACGTACCGATGACCACGTCCGGAACGCTTGGGGCAAAGACGAGCGGGAAGCCGATCAACCTGCACCAGCTCGAGGCAGAGATCAGGACCGCTGGCGTGACCGTGGATGGTCTGGGCATGGTGGAAGGTGTGGTGCATACCTACGACCAGGACGGCCAGCCCGCGGATTTTGCCGAAGCCGAACATGCCACCGTGGACGCGACGATCGCGAGTCACGTCGCCATGCGTGACAAGACCGACGCCGAGTACGCAACAGAGTTTCAGGACGCGGCAACCACGTCTGAACGCAAACAGGAGATACGGGATATCACGGTGGGCCTCTTACCCAGAGAACAGGTTCCCATCACGCAAGCGGAGTGGGACACGCGCTATGCCTGAGTACAACGTCGGACCTGGAGTCGCGCAGGCGAAGACATGAGCATGATTGATGACCAGCTCTGGGGTGTCGCTGGGGGCGGCGATTTCAATTTCGACGGCGCCATCTACAAGTTGTGGCGTGGCTACCGTGACGAGGGCCAGTACCTGGGCGTACCTGTCACGCCCGAGACGCAGGTGTCGGATACCGAAGTCCAGCAGGGCTTCTCGTCTGGTGCGGTCATCGCCTGGAATCCGGTGGACGGGGCGCGCCTGGTGTGACGACCGTCGCCGCGCTGTACACGCCGTCGAAGAAGTGGGCGCCGGAGCCGTGGCCTGAGCCGACACCGCCGGCGCCTGGTTTCACGTTTGACCGCGGTGAGCCAGCCGTGCGGCAGTCCGCGGACTGGACGTGCTCCTGCGCGAGTATGGCCTGGGTGATGAACGCGCTGAGTGTCGACGCGCCGTCGGGTGGCAAGTGGAACGAGTGGACCGGTGTGGACGAGCTACGCAGGATCTGCGGCTACTCGGCCGTCTCGCCCGAGTATGGCCTGGCGTATGGCAACGGCCAGGACCTGCAGACGGTGTACGAGGTGTACGGCTTCGTGGTCCAACGTCAGTCCGTGGGCTGGCCCGACCTGGCGTATCTCTGCGAGCTTGGCATCGGGCAGATCGGCGGTGCCAGGCTATACCACTGGATGGGCGTACGTGGGTACGACGGCGCGGTGTTCCAGCTGGCCAACCCGGCCTACAGCTACAAGAACGTCCAGGACGACCTGGACCCCAATGAGTGGAACACCTGGGGTGGCTGGACGGCCGTGATGGTCATCGGCGTGCAATAGGGGGAAGCATGCAACCTGTCGCTTTTCAGCCAGTAACCATAGGCTGGCTTCTCGCAGTTTTGATCCTGCTGTTGTCGATCATCTTTCTGATCATCGGCTTGCCAGATCCCAAGTACATCCTGCTGTTCGTCGCCGGCCTGGCTATCACGCGCTTGCTCTAGGCGTGTATGCAACGGGTGCGGGACGCTCTCGGCCCGTGGGCTTTTCTGTTCGGTTGCGGCGCAGCCGGTGTGATCATCATGCTGACGGTGCTCAACCTGAGCGCAGTGCGTTCGGTCGACGCACTGCCGGCGATTCCAACGCGCGAGCCGACGGCGACTGACGCGCCGGTCACGCTCCAGATCACGCTCAGTCACACCGATGAGGGCGACACCGTGCTAAGCGTTGCACCAGTGGCCGAGGGACCGCCCTCGAGCGTTCAGGGGCCGACGCCGCCGCCCGTGGCCGTAGCGATCGAGGTGGCCGACAACGACGGATCGCGGCAGGTGACGGTCAGCCAGCCCGACGATACCCCTCAAGATGAGCTCGCCGAGCCGACCGCCACGCCTTTCCTCGTGGCCACGGTGACGAGGCCGACGGTCAGGCCGACCCTGCCGCCGCAGGTCACGGTGGTGATCGTAGCGACACCCGAGCTGTCACAGGAACCTGCTACGGACGAGGCGACGCCCGCTGCGAATGTGGAGACAACGAGCGTGCCCGAGGCGCCACCGCTGGGTAGCGACACCAGCGGGACTCCCGTGGCTGTCCCGGAGTCGACGCCTCAACCTGAGGATACGCCTAGCCCTGGAGCGCCGCCCGCAGTCGCGCCGGGAGTTCCCGCACCCATGGCCACGCCGCAGCCAGGAGCGCCATCGGCGCCCACGCCACCGTCAGGACACACCCCAGCACCGGGACCACCGGTAGTACCTACGTCCACGAGTGTGCCGGCGGTTGCTACGGCGACGCCCGTGCCAGCAGTGCCAGCGCCAACCCCAGTACCGCCAGGACAAACCCCAGCACCGAACACACCAGTCCCAGCCACGCCAGTCCCGACATCACCACCGTCTCCCCCCCAACCCACCACCGTCCCACCACCCACTCCCGTGCCGCCGACGCCCGTGCCGCGGCCGCCAACGAACACGCCGAGTCTGATCGAGCGACTCACCACGCCCAGGCCAACGTTCACGCCGAGACCTACCATCACCCCGCGCCCGACGTTCACGCCGCGGCCGACGCTGGCACCGATCCGTCCGATACGCCCTTGATGTGGAGACGGTTCCTGTCGATACCAACGCGCTCGTCACCATCGGAGGTGTGCTGGGGGCGCTGACTGGCGTGATCTCGTGGTTGCTGCGGAAGTTGCTGAGGTCGAAGGACGAGCAGATTGAAGAGGCGCGTCAGCAGACCGAGAAGGCAGAGCACGACCGTGACTACTGGCGTGACCTGGCGATGAGGTTGATGAGTGCGCGTGACTAATATTCGGTTGTGGCGGCGCGGAAGCGGTGTGCCCTATGGCTGCTTTCGCAGGGCCGGCAAGCCCCGCACGCGCCACCGCAAACCCGTGCCGCTGGGGACAGAGACGAAGCACTCAGTTCCACGGCGCAAAGAAACCCCGGAGCCGCGAGCTACCGGGGCCTCTTCACTTCGTCAGACCGAAACCGTTCTGACGAGAACAGTCTAAGGGCAGTTATGTTTGCCAAAGGGAGTCAGGCGCTTTGTGAATGCCGCTCACCTTGCCGCAGCCATAGCACTCGAAGCCGACCATCAAGGCGTCGTCGGTACGCCACGTGATGATCGTGCCCTCGTTCCAGCCGAGTCGGTGAGCCAGCCAGTGTTTGATAGATATCACGGCACTTCTATCTACCAAGAGCCTCGCGGGCCATGTCACCAAAGCTGTATTGCCCCATGAGGGTTGCACGTTCGTCTATCTTCGCGAGTGCCGCCCGCAGCCGCTCGACTTCGGCGCGGGCCTCTGCCGCTTCTCTTGAAAAGCCCTCGATTCGTTTACCGTACAAGCGGACGAGATCATTGAGTCGCTCGACCTCGGCGCGGAGTTCATTCAATTCTGCTTCGTCCACGGTGACGTAAATCACGTCAGTCTTGATCGACTTATCCACCATTACCTCTACCTCAACGAATCGGACCAGGCCAGGGCTGAGGGTCACGACCCGTGGAGGGGATAGGCGGGTCGTGGCGAGACCGCCAGGCGTCACGGATGGCGCCGATCGCGAAGAAGATGTACGGCGACAGGATGATCGCGACGACCGCGTATTCCATCAGCCGACCCAGTTCCGCGGCTCGTGCGCCTGATAAAAACGCTGGTTGCGGTCATCCGCCCACAAGCCGAGCCAGACCATGATTCCCACGCCGAATACCACTCCCAGACAGAACGCCACGAACCTACTCCCGCAGTTTTGAGTCACCGCACATCGAGCCTGGTCGAACGCGTGATGTCTACTCCAGGGACGATCTCCCCCGTACTCTTGAAATGCTCCAGGACGGCGCGCTTGTCAACACTGACGGTCGTCACGGTGCGCATGAATTCCTCGGGAACCAGCATCTGCTCGAGCAGGCTGACCGATGGCGGATTGGTGCGTACGCTGATTTTGAAGCGGGCCGTGTCGATCTTCTCGGAGCCGAGCTCGCGCATGTGTCGCAGCAGATAGTCGCGTAGACGGTCCGCATTGCGCTGGTCCGCGGCGGCCAGGTCGCGCATACGGTCCGCCTCAGCTTTTCGCAACACGGCCATGCCCTCGAACTGCTGCACCAGGGCGGCGATGTTGTCGGCCTTCTGGGTGAGCAGGCCGGCGATGCTGTCGAGCTGTTGCTCGAGCGCGTCCGCATCGGCATCCGGATCCTCGAGCAGCGCCAGCACGTCGAGGTACTCACTGGCGAGGGCGTACAGCGTGTTGCTGCGCTCAGCGATGGTCATGGCAGCGGGTCTGCGCGCATGGCTTCGTACGCCTCGTCCACGTGGTCATTGTGCTCGACGGAGTAGACCTGGGTGCGGCCGCCGGTAGAGCAGAGACGGGCCTGGAGCTCGTCGAAGGATGCGGTCACGTGCAAATCGGGGCCGTCCGAGATGACGATCGACGCTCCCTTCGGCCAGCAGGGACGGATGCGTTCAATGTTCTCGACGTTGATCATGACAATGTCACCGGCGCGGCCGGTGAGCTCGAGACGAAGGAAGGTCGCCATGGTCCTAGTCCTCCCGCTCGATCTGGCTGGCAGGGATGACGCGGCCATTCGATGCTGGTGGTGTGGAATCTTCGCGGGTGGCGTCGAGGGTACGCGCGATGCGAAGGGCGATGGAGTGCTTGCAGAGCGCGACGTGGTTGTAGGTGACGTCGGGACACGTGCAGTCGTGGGTGCTGGTGACGTAGAAGCTGCCTTCGGCGCAGGCTGAGGGGATCAGGTAGTGGTCGGGGTCGACGTTGACCAGGTGGTCGAGTGCGCCCGATGTGACGAGCGCCAGTGCCTTCTGTTGTCTGCTGTTGCGAAGTACGGTAGTCATGGTTGATGCCTGCTTACTCCAGGTGTCGGCCTCGAGCGGGTCAGCGGTCTCAACGCTGGCCTGCTCTCATTGCGCTATGTCCGAATTGTACAAAAGTACAGGAACAAAGTACAAGTATCCCCGGCTAGGCGTTCCGCTCGTGCAGCCAGTTCTGGGTTGGTGATGCGCGGCCGGCTCGCTGGGCGAGTGTCGCCTGGGACAGATGCACGTACGTCCGCAGCACGTCGTCGGACAGGTGCCCCATGATTCTTCTCAGTCCAATCTCGTCACCCGGAAACGTCGTTAAGTAAATCGTGGCGTAGAGATGCCTGAATCGATGGGGGATGGCATCCTCCACGCCCGCGGCGTTGCCGAGTCGCTTGACGATGTCGGTCACTCCCTCGGGCGTGAGCGGGAAGCCAGCCGCGGTCAACAGCAACTGCTTGCCGACGCGCTCCGGCGCCCGCATCGCCTGGTGCTGCCGAATGGGGAGATAGGCCCTCAGCGCGCGAAACAGTGGGCCACCATCTGACTGGCTGGCGACCCCGACAGGGATGATGCGCTCGCGGTTGCCCTTACCGAGCACGAGCACTGTCCGCTGCTCGAAGCTCACGTCGTCGACCTTCAGCCCGGCGATCTCCGCGGAGCGCGCGCCGGTTTCCAGCAGCAGCTCGAGCAGCAGGTGGTCACGTTGTGGGGTTCGACCGTGCTGAGCAGCCTGCAAGATCGCGCCCACCTCAACGCGCGTGTATGGCTGGCGCTCCAGGTGGCGCACTTTGACACGCTTGACGCGACGCAGGGGCGAGTCTGTCCAGATGCCTTCGTGCTCAAGGAAGTTCGACCACGTCTTCAGCGTCGCCAGGAACGTGGCCGTGGCGACGGTGCCCTGCCGTGCGCCGAGCTGGCGTCCTTGAAACCAGAGCACCGCCTGGCGCACGTTCAGCGAGTTCAGCGCTTCGAGATCGGGGCGGATACGCCGCTGCTCCAGATACTCCAGAAAACGGCGCTGGTACTGGAGATACAACCGCAGCGTGGCCGGCGAGCGACCCTCGGCCTGCAACGCTAACTGGTGGTAAGAGCACGCATCGACCAGATCCACAACCCCAGAGACCCCCTGCGCCCGTGATGAGATATGAACATATGTTCTACGGATGTGGGGGTAAAGCGAGTTAGCGCGTCGGGTAGGCCGGCGTCCAGTCACAGACACGACACGCCTCGGGTTAGTGGCTAAGTGCCAGGCGGGTCGCCAGGGGTTTACGAAGTGCTAACCCGCCGTCGGAGGCCGATTCACCCCGTGTTTGCTCAGTGTCGGAAGCACTAACTCCGTGCTGGTCAGACCCACTAACAGGAGCCTCAGCGGCGATGGCCAATTGGGCCATGTCGCGTGCGCCCTCGATGGCGCGGTCGAAGAGCGACTTGATGATGATGGGCCAGAAGACCCGCGGTGCTCCCTCGACGGCCTCGCGCATTTCGGGCACGCGCTGCAGGATCGCTTGCTTGATGAGATCGGGCTCGTTCTCGGCATCGGCCGCCGCCAGCAGCTCCGCGGCGCTCATGCCCAGGCCGCCCGCGATTTTTTCGAGGGTGCGCTGTTGCGGTGCGGCGTAGACTCCGCGCAGTAACTTGTAGAGGCCCGAGCTGTTGATGCCGACGCGCCCGGCAAAGTCGTCAGGACTTTCGCCGCGGTCAGTCAGGCATCCACCAATGTAGCGGGCCAGTGGTGAGGGGTGGGCCATCGCCCCAAGGGTACCTCACCGAGCGTACATTTGTACACAACTCGGGGATTGTGACTCACAAACTGCTGGACACACGTCCAACAAGTCTGTACGATTATCCGATACATGACCCTCAGGACTACGGCTTTCGAGCGCGCCGAACAGCTGGGCTGGACGACCGACGATCTCGCCAGGCGCTCGGGGCTCTCACTGGCATCGCTTTACAAGTTGAAGGACGGCTCGCGTAGTCCAGGCCCGAAAGCGATCGAAGGACTGCTGCGTGCGTTTCCCAACCTGAGTTACCGGGATCTTTTTGTGCCCGAAAATCGTACAAGTGTACGAGGATCTAGTACTGTTATCCAGCCAGAGGCTCCGACGGCAGCATGACCTCGCCCTGGCTGCACGTGGTGCTCATGCTGGGTATGGCCGCGGCGACGTGGCTGGCTGCCAGCTGGTGGGTCGGGCGGTGAGCGAGCAGGCCAATAGCCCTCTGGCACGACTCGATCAGGCCACGCAATTGCTGGCAAAGGCGCGCACGGTCGACGAGGTGAAGCTGATCCACGATCAGGCCGAAGCTGCGCGTGTCTACGCCCGCGAGCGTGACCTTGGCCTCCAGGCGCAGAACTACGCCGCGGAAATCAAGTTGCGAGCCGAACGTCGACTCGGAGAAATCCTGACCGACATGCCCAAGAATGAGGGCACTCGAACCATAGGCCGTAACACCGTGATACCGCCTAGCGACACGCCACGTCTGGCCGATCTGGGCCTCACGCGCGTCGAGTCGAGTCGGTTCCAACAGATCGCCAAGATTCCAGAGCCGGTCTTCGAACAGCATGTTGCCGAGGCAAAGGCTGCGGAGCGGGAGTTGACGACGGCCGGCGTGGTGCGGCTCGCTGCTGAACAGCAACGCGCCGAAGACGCCGAGTTGACTGACCGCGTGTTCGAAGCGGCGTTCGCTATCAATCCAGATGGCGAGCTGCGCGTGCAACAGGCACATCTCCGCGCGTCGTTTTCCCGCGCGCTGGTCAGGGCGACCGACCTCATTAGCTTGAAACCGCCAGCCCTAGCTCGGGTACTGGATCGTAGCGACCTGCAAGCCGCGGAGCGGTTCATCGACCGCTTTGAACGGTGGCGGGATGAGTTAAGAGCCGAGCTTGCACAACCCCTCCGGGCGGTCGAGTAGGAGCGCCAGCATGCCCCGACTAGTTGGCATCAACAAACGAGATTGGGATTGGTTCAGCACGTTTGCGTTGGAGGACGAGGCGCCAGGCCTTGCGGGATGGGCGGAACGAGTGGTGGAGCGCCTGGAGGATCTCGCCGAGAAGGTGGAACGCGCCGAACGGGACGGGTTGACGCTGCCATCAGAAACCGTGTTGGCGGGCCACTCCGCGGATCGCGTGCTGGCGGCGATGCTGAAAACCGGCAGTGAGCACGCGCTGAAGGCTGTGCGTAAGGAAGAGACATGCTCGATCAGCATCGGCTGGAACGGTCACGCGCGTGTCGTATCGATGCCAACGTACTACGGCGTTCGACGTCGAGATCCAGTCACGGGTGAGCGACTGAAGCAGTCCGAGTTGTGGCGCTTCTTTGAGATGGCGTGGGACGACTTCGAGTACTTGGTCGACATGATCAGGGCTCAGGCGGGAGTGCTGTCCGATCGTGTCACGGCGTGGGAGGAAGTATTGCCGTTGCGTAAGCGGTATCCGGATTCAGCGACGCCGCGCGAAGCCATGGATCGCGCCGGGATCGATCCCTACCACTTTGTGAACAAGGTGGAGGAAACAGGCTCGTGAGAGAGATCCCGACGCCGGGTGAACAGGCTGCGTTCAAGGCCGGTGTGCGTGCTGGCGTCGCGCTCAACGCCGGGATCGGCACGCATCTCACGTTGCAACAGATGCAGTCGCTGGTGAGCGAGATGCAGCGCATGCTGGACCGCTTCGAAGAACTGGGCACGCTGCTGGAGGGCCGCCTGAACGATCTGCAGTTCGAGGAGGAAGTCGAGCAGGGCAGCGTGTACTGGCACACGGACGAGCCGGCATGACCGAGCCCGTCTGGCGCCCACCCACGGGCGTGTGGATCGCGGTCGGCGTCGGCCTGCTGTTCTGGCTCGGCCTGGTCGTCGTCGTCTGGAGGCTCATCAGTCGATGAGATACCGCGCGATCGTGAGTCCGCTGAATCTGCCTGCTCGCGCCCAGGCCTACCGCGTGTCCGCGCCGACGCTCACGAGCGCCCAGATCCGGCAGCTCGAGGGTGCTGGCGAAGAGGAGTTGACGCGCTTCGTGAAAGCTCGTGCCAGGGTGCACGGCTGGCATGGCTGGCATCTACGCGACTCGGAGGGCGTCATCGAAAGTATCCACACGCTGCGCCTGGACGGGTTCTGTGATGGCCTCGGACTCCCGGATTGGGAGTTCTGGCACGAGACACTGCAGCAAGCGTTTCGTGCCGAATTGAAGGGCGCGAGCGGTCGATTGAGCGACGACCAGAAGCGCACGCTCCCGTCGATGCGCAGGGGCGGCATTGTCTGCTTCGAGTGGTATCCGCGGGATGGCCTGGAGATCGAACACACCTTTCGGTATGGACTTGGAGGCGTGGATTGATGACGAATTCGGTGCTGGACGCGCTCCTCGAGCGTGTGCCGGAGCAGTGCGAGCATCCCAACTGCACGCACGACGTAGAGACCTGGTGCCCGCTATGCGAGCGTTTCTATTGCCTGGAGCATGACGAACTGACGCCGCGGCGCAGGCACGCGTGTCTGGGTGAGGCAGCAGATGAGTGACGACCAGCTGCACGTCTTCCTGCCCTTCGGCATGCTCTTGCTGCTGATCCTGATCATTGCGCTCAGGAGCGTGGGCTAGTGGCGCTGCTGGCCGCGGCGATGCTGCTGCTTTCGACCGGCGCGGTGACGCCTGACGAAGAGACCACGGTGCTCGCGGCGTCCGTTGGTGTGGACCCTGTCGCGCTGCAGGGCGCCGTCAACAGCACAGGCGTGTCTCCTGTCGTGTATCTGGCGCATGAGGGTCTACTAGATCCTCCGACTACCCATGCACCGCCAGCGCCCGCACAGAGCGGTGTTTCAACTTCCAGTGTCTGGGCACGTCTGGCGGAATGCGAGTCGAACGGTCGTTGGAGCACGAACACGGGCAACGGCTACTACGGCGGTTTGCAGGAAGACCTGACCTTCTGGCGCAACTACGGCGGGCTGGCGTACGCGTCTCGGCCGGACCTGGCGTCACCATCGGCACAGATGCTGGTCGCTGAGCGCGGGCGGGCCCGTCAGGGGTTCGGTGCATGGCCGGCGTGTAGTCGACGGTTGGGACTTCGATAGGGAGGAATATGACGCAAACACTGGCAAAACCCGATGGCGCACAAGTTCTGGAGAGCGTCATTATTCAGGGTGACCTGAGCAAACTGAGCCCCGCTCAACGCGTGGAGTATTACGGCAAGGTCTGCGAGAGCCTGCAACTGAACCCGTTCACGTCACCCTTCGAGTACATCGTTTTGAATGGAAAGTTGCGTCTGTACGCCAAGAAAGACGCGACGGACCAGTTGAGAAACTTGCGCGGTGTCAGCATCACCGGGCTCGAGCGGAGTGTGGTCGGCGACCTGTATGTGGTGGTGGCGCACGCGCGCGACACCACTGGCAGAGAAGACTCCGATATGGGCGCCGTGACCATCGCTGGACTCAAGGGTGAAGCTCTGGCAAACGCGATGCTCAAGGCCGTGACGAAAGCCAAGCGCCGCGTCACGCTGAGCCTGTGCGGACTGGGAATGACCGACGAAAGTGAAGTGGAGTCCATCCCCGGTGCGTACTACCCGGAGCCGTCACCCAATGACGTACCGGCGGCGCTGCCCACCCGAGAACGCGACGTGGACGACATGGTGACACGAGGTGACGATAAGAACTGGCAGCAGTGGCTGGGTGGCGTCGTTCAAGCCGACCAGATCGGCTTGCCAGCGCCCCAACTCAAGTTGCCCATCGAGCGTTCAGAACTGAGGCGGCACGGCAAGATGCTGGCGGGTGCGATTGCCGAACGCCAGGCGCAACTTGATCGCGACGCCGCGGAGGAGACCGAGCCCGAACAGGCGCCGGCCTACTGAAATGTCTCGATGGTGGCTGGTCGAACTCGAGGACGATCTCGCCGCGTTATACACGACGCGCAGTGGAGTCTGGGCGTCGGTGCATAGCGTCAATGGAGTGAAACGGACAACGGATATGGAGGTGTTGTCGTGTCGGTCGTTGCAGGAGCTGGGCGTACCGCTGCTGCCCGCGGAACTGTCGCTCGTCAAGAAGAAACGAGAGAAGTGATGGCACGTCTAGACACAGGGTGGCACGAGCACCCGAAGATCCTGGCGCTGAGCCTGGCAGGCATGGCGGTGCACGCCTGGTCGATCAGTTATTGCGACGCGACCCGCTCAGATGGCTTCATTCCTGAGGGCGGTTGGCCCTCAAAAAAAGGCTTCGATTCGGGCGTAAAAGAGGTCATAAAAGCGGGACTGTGGGAGCCGTGTGCGGGTGGGTTTCAGCTCCATGATTTTGCCCAATACAACCGCACGAAGGCCGAGATTGAGAACGAACAGGCCCAGAATGCCGAACGTCAGAGACGGTGGCGTAACGGCGTGACTAACGCCACAGAACCGCGTCCGGAACGGCGTGACTCGCGCGCGCGCGCACCCGGTCCCGGTCCCGGAGACGTAGTCTCCGTAGACCTCCTTAAAAATGGTTCCACGGATGTGGCTGGCGCGGGCGTTGGCGATGGCGCTGGTGGGGCTCCGCCCCGCGCCTCGCCGCCCCGCGCTGAAAACAGAGACGACGCCAACTACGACGCGCCCGTGCCTGACAACCTGGGCATCGTCCACGCCGACGCTGGCGTCTGCCCACTCTGTCGCCAGGTCTACCAGGGCAGCTATATCGATCACACCGCAGAAGTCCACCGCGTCCACCATGACGCCGCGCCCGGCAATCTCGGCGGCCACTATCGCCGCCGACGATTCAACGATGAAGCACCCGAAGCGCCACCGGACGACTTCGCCGCCCACGTCGAGGCTGCGCATCAGCGCATTGTGCAGATTGCCTCGCCGCAGGATGAGGTGTCGTCAGCATGACCGCGCCGTACACTGGCGGCGTGGAGCAACGTCCAGCACCGCCGAAACCAGTCCGCAAGTGCAAGACGCCGAATTGCTACACCAAGCCGCCAGCGAAAAGCCTGTACTGTCTGGCCTGTGAGCTCGACGGCCACGCCCCACTCATTCGTGTGCCCCGGGCATGACGCACCTGACCGAATTGCTCGTAGCGATGCACGCCGCGGCCGTCGAGCTCGAAGCCTCGGACAACCTGCTCGAGCACCACTGGGGCCTGCACTTGCTCTCGGATTGGAAGAGCCTGATGCTGCTCGCCGAGACCGGCGCCGACGAGCCCGAACCTGTGCTTGCTCACGAAGGTCTAACGGACCGACTTATGGACGGGACGCCAGCGCGGTGACCCATCATCGCGTGAACCCGTGACCATCTGCGCCGCCCACCGCACCAATGGCGACCCCTGCCGGCTGCACGCGGTGACCGGCGCCCGTGTGTGCCAGGTTCACGGCGGTCGAGCACCGCAGGTCAAGGCCAAAGCTGAGGACCGCATCCGCGACCTGGTCGACCCGTCGCTCAATCGCATCGCCCGCACCATCGCCGACGACCAGAACCCGGCGCTCGCCCTGGCCGCGGCACGCGACATCCTGGACAGGGCCGGTTATAAAGCCACCGAGAAGATCCAGAGCGATGGCCGTACCGTCATCGAGATCGAGTACGTCGACCGCCCCAATGCGCTGACGAACGGCGTCGTGCATTGAGAGTCCTGTCGCTCGGCGCCGGCGTCCAGTCCAGTACGTTGCTGCTCATGGCGGTGCACGGTGAACTCGAGTTGGACGCCGCCATCTTCGCTGACACGGGCTGGGAGCCGGCGGCGGTGTACAAGCACCTGGACTGGCTCGAGCAGGAGACATTCAAAGCCGAGATCCCGCTGTATCGGGTGTCGGCTGGTGACATCCGCACCAACGCGCTAGCGGGTGGCTACGCTGACATGCCGTTGTACATGGAGTCGCCTGACGGCTCGCGCCATATGGGCCGACGGCAGTGCACGAACCAGTACAAACTGCGTCCCATTCGCGCCAAACTCCGCGAGCTGAGTCATCACAAGCCTGTCGATTTGCTCGTCGGTATCTCGCTCGACGAGTGGCAGCGCGCCAAAGACGCCGACGTGAAGTGGATCACCCATCGCTTCCCGCTCATCGACCAGCGCATGACTCGAGCGAACTGCGTCACCTGGCTCGAGCGGCACGGCTACGCTGAGCCGCCCAAGTCGTCGTGCATCGGCTGTCCGTTCCAGACGCCGCGCCAGTGGCGACGACTGACGCCCGACGAGATGCACGATGCCGTCGCGTTCGATGAAGCGATCCGCGACCTGTCGCCGCGGGGCAAGCAGTATCTCTATCGCGATTTCGTGCCGCTGGCGATGGCAGACCTGCGCTCGCAGCAGGACCGCGGCCAGCTCGACCTGTTCGATGGCTGCGGCGTGCTGTGCGCCGCGGATGTAGCTTGATCCGTGACGCTGTCCGAGCGCAACGCGTACGAGGTGCACGCCGAGCTGCTGCGCCGTGTGGCGAATCTCGAAACTGCGGTGCTGCTGCTGCTCGCCAGACACGTCGACGCCGCGGGCTGGAGCGACGAGCTGCAGCACGTTCTCGGGCAACTCCTCGAGGCTCGGTCATAGCCATGAGCGGTCATAGCCATCGCTTTTGCGCTGCGGCAAATAGCTGACGGGTTGAAACCTGGTTACTGATGCCACGTATCCAGCTGGTGCGGCCACATCCCGCGCAGCAGCAGATCCTGGACGAAGCCAAGCGTTGGAATGTGGTCGCATTAGGCCGTCGAGCCGGTAAGTCGACACTCGCACTCCACCTGCTTGCCGACGTCGTGCTGCACGCTAAACCCGCGGGCTACTTCGCACCAACGTACAAGCTGCTTGCGGAATTCTGGCGCGAAGTGCGTACCATCCTGGAGCCGGTGACGCGCATGAAAAGTGAACAGGACCACCGGCTGGAGCTCATCACCGGCGGAACATTGGAATGTTGGTCGATGGACGACCCCAACCCCGCCCGCGGTCGAAAGTACGGGCTGATTGTGGTAGACGAGGCGGCGATGGTGCGCGACCTGCTGGAGATCTGGCAGCTCGCACTCCGTCCGACACTGACGGACCTCGCTGGTGGTGCGTGGTTCATGTCCACTCCACGTGGATTGAACGACTTCTGGAGTCTGTACCAGCAGGGCCAAGACCCACTCCAGGTGGACTGGAGCTCGTGGCAGATGCCGACCAGTGTCAACCCGTTCATTGCCACCGACGAGCTGGTGTCGGCGCAGCATGAGCTACCGGAGCGGGCGTGGGCGCAGGAGTACCGTGCCGAGTTTCTCCAGCTCGAGGGCGGTGGTGTGTTCCGCGGCGTGACCGCGGTATCCAGGCTTACTCCACAACCACCGGAGCGCGGGCACCAGTACGTGATCGGTGTTGACTGGGGTCGAACGAACGACTTCACCGCTATATCGATTCTGGATAGCACGACGTACGAGCAGGTCGCACTCGATCGTTTCTCAGAGATCGACTACGAGCTCCAGACCGAACGCTTGCACCGCTGGGCGACAGCCTACAAGCCGGTGCTGATCGTGGCGGAACAGAACAGCATGGGCCGCCCGCTCGTTGAACGCTTACAGACGGGCTACGCACGGTTGCTCGAGGAGCCGCGACCAGCGCTGCCGGTGTGGGCGTGGGACGCCACGAATGCCTCAAAGGCAGCACTGGTGCAGTCACTTGGGCTCGCCATTGAGCGCGGCGACGTGTCGCTCTTGCACGACCCGGTCCAGGAGGCCGAGCTGCTCGGGTACGAGGCCAGCGTGCTGCCGAGCGGCATGATTCGCTACGGCGCACCGTCGGGTCAGCACGACGACACTTGTATAGCTCTTGGTCTCGCCTGGTTAGGTGCGCAGCGGGAACGGGCACCCAGCGGCGTAAGCCGTTACGGCTTCAATGGGTCGACTCCCCGTCCGATACGCAATGGATTCTCAACCAGCCGTCGGTAAAATTGGGAGGTGCCCCCGAGTTGCGGTCAACAACTTGGGGGCTGACATCAGGAGGGCTAACTCCCAATGCCAGAACGCAGTGTCACACGGCTATGCGTTGTTTGTGAAGCACCGTTCGATGTACGCCCGTGGAGTGCGACCAGGCATTGCTCGACGGCTTGTGTCGCACAAACTCGACTCGCTCTCGCTCAGACTCGCACGCGCTGGATCGAGATCAAGGCACGGGCTGTTCGGACTGACTCGGGATGTCTCGTTGCGCCAGATGGACTGGGTCAGTTGTACGCGGGCGGATATCTGTATGTTCAGCACGAAGCGAAACGATGGGCAGCGCATCGCCTTGCGTTCGTCGAGACTCACGGTGCCATTCCCGAAGATAAGCCGTACGTCTGTCATCACTGTGACAACCGCAAGTGTTTCGAGCCGTCGCATCTGTACGCTGGCTCGCCCGCGGAGAACTCAGCAGACTTGGTTCGGCGCCGGCGCTCGGCGCGCGGGTCGGCCGTTTGGACCACCCAACTCAACGCGGACAAGGTCCGCGTCATTCGTGCGGCGACCAAGGGTGGGGCGTCGACGCACTTGCTCGCGTCGGCGTTTGGAGTGGATCAGCGCACGATCTGGCAATGTCTGCGCGGCAAGACCTGGGCTTGGGTCGAGTAGCCACGCGTTCGGGCGTTGAGGTGGGACGTCGTCATCGTGATCGCCATCTTCGTGCTGCTCGTCGCGTTCGGGGTCGTGGTGCTGCGCGGGTTGTGATGTCACCTGGTGATGTCACGGCGTGATGCGAGTGTGACGACTTAGCGTTACACTCGCGCCAACGTGGCTGAGTACGATCGCGAGGCGAAGGAGCTCGGCGCTCCTGACTCGACGTACATCCTGGACCTGCAGACCGAGCTGACCGACGACTTCCGCCAGCAGGACCTCGACATCGACGAGATGCGCGCGGTCCGCGAGATGAAGGTGCCGGCGATGCAGGAGGCCGACAGTCGCTACGTGATGGTCCACGTCGACCCGCGTGATCCCGATATAACGGAAGAGGCCTTTCAACAAACCGCAATTTTGACGCTGGATCGGCCGAAGCTGAGCATCATCGGCGGCGAGGGCGACACGGCACAGACCGTCGCGTCCAAGCTCGAGCACTGGACCGAAGAGACGTTCTGGCAGTGCGGCACCAGGGACGTGGGCGCCGACACGATGACGCAGGTGACCGACTCGACGCTCAACGACGGCGGCGGCTGGAGCAAGCTGCTGTGGGCCGCGGACCTGTGGCGCGCCAGGTACGACATTCCCTCACCCAAATCGGGTGATACGACGGACACCTACACGCAGTACGACAAGATGACCGAGGATGCGAAGAAGAAGGCGGGCCCGCCCTTCGTGTGGGCGTACGTCGATCCGCGGACGGTCTATCCCCAGCGCTCGGGGGGCAAGCTCGAGGAAGTGCTCGAGGTCACCGAGATGAACCTGCGGTCGGCGTTCAGGAAGTATCGGCTGGGCAGGGACATGAACGGCGACATCGTGCCCGAGGAGCTCGGCGCGGTCACGGTGCCGCGGGATGACTCGAGCGGCACGGCGCAGAGCCCGCTGACGAAAGTCCAGTTCATCGAGCACTGGGACAAGACGTGGGTGTCGTACCTGGTCGCGGGCAAGAACTACCACAACCAGGACACCGGCTACATCGTCAAGCAGTTCAAGCACCGCTACCCGTTTGGCGTGCCGTACGACTATGCGCCGGGCTTGAGTATGTCGTGGATGCGGAACCGCAAGGTGGGGTGGGGCATCGGCAGGACGAAATTGTGGCTGGTCAAGTACAGGCAATACCTCAGGGCCATGCATGCGCAGTACGTGGCTCGCGACCTGATGAGCCCGCTGGTGACCTATGGCGATAGTCCCGCGGCGCCGGTCGGCACGGGTGACGGCCTGCCCAGAGAACAAACGGACTTGAGCCTGCACCCTGGTGAGATCCTGAACCTGCCGCCTGGTCGCCAGCTGCAGCGCATCGAGTACGCCGATGCGGCCACCCTCGAAAAGCACATGGGCCTGATCGATCAGGCCATCCGCGACCTCGAGTCCCCGCGTGTCACCACGCTCTCTGGCATGGAGGGCGCCGGCTTCGCCATCAGTCAGATCCTGTCGTTCACGCGTACTCGAGTAGGGCCCGTACGCCACGGGCTCGAGCAACTGCTACACGGCCAGACGGAGAAACTCTGGTGCCTGGTCCGTGAGCGGGCGAACGAGAAGGTGTGGGTGTTCTTCGGCGGCGAGAACGTCGGCTCGGGCAAGGACGCGGCGCAGTTCATTGGCTTCGGGCCGAGCGATCTCGAGCGGCCCATGCACATCAAGTGGGAAGTGCAGGCCCAGCTCCCGACCGATGAGATGATCCAGGCGCGTTACGCACACGAGCGACTGGCCGCGGGTACGTACGGCAAAGATGAGGCTGTCTCGTTCCTGGGCGACAACCCTGACGAGATTCGGCGTTCCATCGCGCGGGACCGTATCCGCGCCAGTCCGGCCTACCAGAAGTGGCTGGACGCGGAGGTGTTCATGAACGCTGGCCGCGGTGACCTGCTGCAAGAGGCGCAGGACGCCGAGCAGCTCGCGCTGCAGGGTCAGGTGCAGGGCGCGCTGGGACCAGGCGGTCAACCGCAACCTGGCGTGTTTGAAGGCGGAGCTCCTGGAGCTGGTGGCGTGCCTGACCTGGGTGCGCTGGCAACAGCGCCGAACGGGGCAGGTGCCGGTGCCCCGCCGTATGGGCAGGTCATCGCTGGTGGTCAGCAACCTGGTGGAACCATCCCGCCGGGCGGCGTGGCGCTAGCTGGTCCGCAACAGCAAGGCGGTGCGTGATGCTGCCGCAGCAGGACGTGTCGGTTCAGCCTCCGTCGCAAGATGGTCTGCTGCCGAGCCAGCAACCGACAGAGACGCGCCCCAAGCAGAACCAGCGCAACGAGATCGTCAGGCTGCAGTCGGAGATCACCGCGGAGGTGAACGGCGACGCGCCCGAGATTGCCAGGGGCATCTTCGGCGACAACGCTGATCACCCTGACATGGCGCAGGTCTCCAACCAGGCGCTCGACAACGTCTACCGCCAGAAGTTCCTGAGCGGCGATCCGAAGGATCGGCAGTGGCTGCAAGCTGAAGCGAAGCGGGACCCGAAGCAGTTCTTGAAGGTGGCAGACCGCCTCAACGTCAAGCTGCCACCACCCATGCCACCACCTGAACCGCTGCCCGCGCCGATGCCTGCGCCGCCTCCGATGGCGATGCTGCCTCCGCCAGCGGCGCCCGCACCACCACCGATGCCAATGGCGCCGCCAGCAGCACTCGCGCCGCAACCGATGCCGCTGGCGCCAGGACCAGTGCCCGGCGCTGCTCCAACAGCGTCCGCGCCGGTCATTCTCGGGCCGAACGGGCAACCTCTGCCGTCGATGGCATCGGGTGGTGTGGTGACGAAGCCGACGCTCGCGCTGATCGGGGAAGCTGGTCCTGAGGCGGTCGTACCGCTCACTCCACCGTCGCCGCAAGAGTCGCTCTCGAGGATTGGTCAGGGCGCCAGCGAGCAGGTGCCAGGGTTGGTCGAGCCGGGCAACGTCAACCTGGATACGCGACCTGTGGTGCGTAACCAG